AGGTGCACCTCCACCACCGTCGTCGCGCAGCCGTCGTACTGCGCCTGCGTGTCGATGATGTTCTGCAGCGCCGCGAACAGCGCGTCGCCCTCCCGCGCGTAGAACGGCTCCGCGTCGGCGCTGACCTCGTAGCCGTTGTGCGTGAACGTGGTCTCCCCCAGGATGTTCTTCGCGGTCTCCACGTCCGGGTTCATGTCCACGTTGAACTCCTCCAGGTCCTTGCCCAGCCGGTAATAGCTGGCCGTCGTGCCGTTCATGCTGGTGTCGATGTAGGTCTGAAACATCTTCCGCTGCATCTTCTGCACTTCAGGCATGTTCTCACTCCTCTCACTCTGTCACTCTGTAGATAACCTTGATCTGAATCTGGTAGCGCGCGTACGCGCTGCCCATGGCGATGGGATAGCCCGTCAGCGTCGGCACGATGGCCGTCACCTCGCCGCCCTCCCATGCGGGAAAGCTGCGGGCGTTGTTCTGCGCGAGGATCCACGCCGCCACCCGCTGCATCGCGCCAAGGTTGCCCAGGTTCTGCCGGAATTCCGGGCCGTAGGGGTCGCGGCTGGCGAACACGAAGTTCTGCTCCTGCACCTCCCGCAGCACCATCTCGCCCAGTATGTTCTCCCGGTACTTCAGCGCCGTCGGCACCGCGTCCAGCGAATAGCTCTCGCCCTCGTCCAGATAGTCCGCGCCGAACAGCCGCGCCCGCTCGATCTCCGGGCAGCTCCGCAGCCACTCCCGCATCGCCCCCGCGTTGTTCGTCCCCTCGGCCATGATCTCATTCCCCCTGTATCATCACCCGCCGCGCCTCGTCCAGCAGGTCGTTCAGCCGGTCGGCCTTCATCCGCTCGAACCAGTGCGAACCCGCCCGTTCATTCTGCTTTGTGTCGTACTCCAGCTGCTTGTCGGTCGGGTGCTTCGGCCTGCCCGGCGGCGAGAAGAACCCCATCAGCACGCCGGTCTCCCTGTCGATGATCGGGATGTTCGGCCCGTACACGATGCCCATGTACTGGTAATGCGCGTAAGGCGTGTTCCAGATCACCTCGCCGCCGCCGATGTCGGTGCTGATCTGCGCGCTGAATTCCAGCGTCCGGTCCGGGCTCGCCGGCACATAGGGCCGGCAGAAGTCGATCACGCTCTGGTCGATCGCCCGCTGCACCCGCCCGTAGGGCTCCAGCCCGTATTCCCGCAGCACGTCCTTCGCGTCCAGCTTCACGTTCATCTGCGCCGATATCCTGAACATGGCTTCCTCCCGTCCTTTTCCCTACGTCCCCGTCACCCGCCAGTGCTTTCCCTTCGGCGCCCTGCGGTTGTCGGTCACGCCCAGCACGGTCACGCAGTCCGCGAAGGCGCGCTTCAGCTTCGCCGGCGTCCAGTCGCCCCCGGCCACCGCGGCCCGGACGATGATGTCGCCGTTCTTCAGCGTCCACAGCCCCGCCGCGCTCCCGGCGTTCGCGTAGCCCACGGGGTCGATATACGCGCTCTCCCGCCAGTCCGCGGCCAGCGGCATGCCGGCCGCAATGGCCAGCGCCGCGCCGCCGCCCGCCGCCAGTATCGGCTGATACCGCGCCGTCGCCTCGGCCGGGATCCGGATCACGCACTTGTTCGCCGCCGCCAGGCCGCCCCGCGCGGCGTCCACCGCGCTGGCGTCCGTGGCCCACCAGCTCGCGCCGGCGATCGTCACCGGCAGCCACACGCTGCCCCCCGTTTCGGGGTCCGCCCGCGCGTTGAATACCGTGATCGTGTCGTCGCATAGTCTCACGGCCACCACACCTCCGCCTCCGGCGCGCCCGCGTACAGCAGCGGCACGCCCTCGTCGTCGGTCAGCCCGTCCAGCAGCGCTTCGATGCTCGCCGTCAGCTGCTTCTCAATGGCCGCCGTGCGGCTCTCCGCGCCGCCGTAGCTCTCCGAATAGCCGTCCGTGCTGAAGGATGCGACGACGGGCGCGGACGCCTGCGCCCCGGCGCTGTACACGCTGTCCACGCGGATGATCTCCATCATGGCCGCCTGCACCTGCTCCGGAACCCCGGCCATGTGCTGCGCCCGCCCCTGCGTCATCGCGTCGATCCGCGCCCGCGCCCTGATCTCCGCCAGCCCGAAAGCGCCCGCGTCCATCTCTCCGCCCCAGGCAAGATACTGCTCATACGTCAGATACCGCGCCATTGCCGCCGCCTCCGTTCGTCCGTCAGGCCTTCACGGTCAGCGTGGTGTTGCCGCCGGCGACGACCTTGCCGCCGCTCTCCTCCACCAGCGCCACGGTGATGTACTTGCTCGCGGTCTGGCTCGCGATGGTGACGGGGTTGCCCGTCATCCGCGTCCAGGTCACGCCGCCGGTCGTGGGCAGCGCGGAGCCGTAGGTCAGGCTCACCGCCGCGTCCTGGCCGCTGGTGTAGTACAGCCCGTAGCCATACGGCACGCGGCCGCTGCTGTAGACCAGCGCCCCGGTCACGGTCACCACGGTGTCGCCCGCCGTCTCGGTCCCGGCCGCGGATACCACGGTCAGCGCGCCCAGGCTCGCCGCCGCGCTCAGGTTCGCCAGGAAGCCCGCGCCGCGGTTCATCAGGCTGAAAGCGCCGTAGTAATACCGCTCATAGTACAGGTATTTGCCCTTGCTCTGAGCCGTCGGCGCGCTCATCATCGCGGTCTCGTACTTCACCGGCGCGCCCACGGCCAGCGGGTCCACCAGGATCAGGTTCATCTGCTTCGCGTTCACGGCGTCCACGGCCCAGCCCTGCGTGAAGGCGTAAGCGGTCTTCATCAGGTCGGCCGGCACCTCCACGATGCTCACGCCGTCCAGCCGCGCCACGTTGCGGTCGATGCCCCGATAGCCCTCGTCGGTGCTCACGAAGCGCGTCACGCCGCTGGCTTCCTTCAGCAGCTTGTACACGTCCGGCGTCATGTAGGCGATCACGCGGTCGCGGTTCACGCGCCGGTTCGCCATCTCGGCCAGGTAGATGTCCCACTGCGCCAGGATATTCGCGCTGGAAAGGCTGGTGGCGTCCACGCCGCCGTAGGCCGCCGCGAAGCCCGCCAGCCTGGAGGCCAGGTAGGCGTCCATCTCGGGCACCTTCTGGAACTCGTTGAACGCGCGGGTGATGTTGGCGATGGTCGCCACGTCGCCGCTCTCGTCGATGTCCATCGGGTCGAACAGCGTGTCCCACTCGCGGTCCATCTCCAGCGTCACGGCCTGCCAGTCGTTGTTCCAGTTGCGGTAGAAGCTCCCGTCGATGCTGTCGCGGTTCACCGCCCGCGCCCCGGAGGTGCTCACGCTCGGGATGTACATGGTCTTGCCCATGCCCGGGCGGTACTGCCCCGCCAGCGGCGACGCCCAGATCGCCCCGAAATAGCTCAGGTACGGATACGCCTGCGCCAGCGCGCGGCTGTAGTCAGCCGCATAGTTCACGTCTGTCTGTACAAAATTCGGCATTCCCTTTCAACTCCTCTTCAATTCTTCTTCGGCACAAACCCCCAGGCGTCGGCGAATCCCTTCACCGCCCCCTGTTCGCCCCTCGGCATGCTGCCCTCCACGGGCGCGCCGAAGGTGGGCTTCGGCCCCTGCTGCCGGGCGTCGGCGAAGTACTCCTCGTAATTTTCCCGAATGCCCTTCAGCTGCTCCTCGACGGGTTTCGCCCCGTCCCCGCGATCCACCATGCCATAGACCGTCTCAAAGAACTTGGGCTTCACGCCCTCGTATTCCTTCGAGCTCCGCGCCGTCTGCATCGCCTTGTAGGCGTCGAAATCGCCCTTCAGGCTCTTGTATTCGTCGCTCTCCCTGGGGTCCGGCGTCTTCACGCCCTTCTCCCATTCGGCCCTGGCGTTGGCAAGCGCCGTCTCCTGAGCCTGCGCCGCCGCGCCCCTGGCGATATAGCCGTCGTCCAGCGCCCGCCCGTACAGGCCGAAGACCTGCTCGGTGCGCTGCTCCGGCGTCAGCCCCTCGTTGCTCATGATCTCGTTCAGCGCCTTCCTGGTGAAAATGTTCGGCATACCCTTACCCTCCTTTTTTCGGCCTGAAAGAGTGATAGGCCGTCCCGCGCGTTTATCGTCCCGCCGGACGTGATGGCTTTGCGAGGGACATTTATGTCCTCCGCAGCTCGCTGCATTTTCTGCAAAAACCTGCATCTTTTGCAAAAACATGCGGGTTTGCGGCAGCCCATGAAAAAGGCAGCCTCCCGGAAATTCCGGGCGGTTGCCTCAATCATCGAAAATGTCCCGCCGTGGTCCGCGTCACCGGGCGTCCCCGGGCTCAGCGTGGCGGGCTCTTACCGTTCCCATTATCCCCGCTTCATGTACCGGACCGTCACGTCGCCGTTCATGTCGGAGCCCACGCCGTTCTCCCCCGCCGCCGCGATCATCTCCTCTGGCGTCAGCCGGTACACCAGCGGCTCCGCCAGCTCATAGACCAGTTTCACGCCTGACATTGCGGCCGCGAATGCATCTGCATCGGCATATGCCAAATCCTTGATCTGGATCTGCGTAACTCTTTCAGCATTTCCGTCGAGGCATATGCTCCCATCGACAAAAGTATCCGTAGTCCTTTTCACGGTTTTGTAATTTGTACATAACACCGGATAAATCGTTGTGCTAAATGGGCCGACGTATTTAACGCCGAGTGTGCTGGCCGCGGCCCAGAAATATGGAGATAGCGAAGAAGCATATATTTTCCACTCCAACGTTCCCAAATCTACTGCAACCCTGTCCACCGTCAGCACCCCCGTCGTCGCGTCCAACACCCCGCCGTAGACCGTGCCCGCCGCCTCCGCCCAGTCGAAGGCGTGATCCCGATATGCGATATACTCCATGTTACCTCACCTCCTCAACCGCAGATG